GCACTAACTAACGTACAATCTAAAGCACTTGAATTAGTAACCAATATAAATTAAATATATGTTTAGAACAAAAGAAGCACCAATGGTAAACAATAGTAGCCAAGTGCAAGAAGTAGGAAAAGTTTATTTTACAAAAGACTTAAACAGTTTTAAAATAATGGATGGAAACAGAATACCAAACTTAAACCATATTAGAAGAATATCTGCAAGTATGAAAGAAAACGGTGTTCTTATGAATCCCATAATAGTTAATGAATTGTATGAAGTTGTAGACGGTCAACATAGACTCGCAGCTGCAAGAGAAAATAGTAAAGGTGTTTATTATATAATTGCTAAAGATTACAGTTTAAAAGAAGTACATAGTTTAAATCTTAATCAAAAAAATTGGACTTCAAAAGATTATATGCAAGGTTATGCAGGTATAGGTGTAATTCCTTATATTAAATTATCAAAGTTTTATAAAATAAATAGTGATTTTGGTTTAACTGATTGTATTGCTATGTGTTCAAATATTTCGGGTGGCAGGTCTGCTAATTTAGCACAAAAATACAGAGTAGGTCAAAAACACACAAATCTAAAAGAAGTATTTGAAGAGGGAACTTGGAAAGGTAAAGATTTTGAATTAGCACAAGATTATGCAGATAAAATAAGAAATATTAAAAAATACTATGCAGGATATAACAGGTCTACATTTGTAGGAACTATGATCGGGATGATAAATAATAAAAATTTTATTTATAATCAGTTTATTCAGAAGTTAAAAACGCAACCAACGGCATTAGTTGATTGTGCTAAAAGAGAACAATATAAAATATTAATAGAAGATATTTATAATTATCGTTCTAGAAATAAAGTAAACTTAAGATTCTAAGATATGTTAAAAATCAGATGTTCTTCTATTGGTAAGATAATGACTAACAGTAGAAGTAAAACAGAAACACTAAGCAAGACCTGTAAGACATACTTACAAGAACTTGCAGTAGAAGAAATGTACGGCAAACGCAAGGAGTTTAGCAGTAGGTACACCGATAAAGGAAACCAAGTAGAAGACGAAGGTATAAAGCTTTGTGAAAGCGTTTTAGACTTAGGATTTATGATTAAGAATGAAGAACACTTTACAAACCACTACTTAACAGGTACACCGGATGTAAACACGGACATAATTTTAGACGTTAAATCTTCTTGGGATGCTACAACGTTTCCTTTCTTTGCAGAAGACATACCTAACAAGGACTACTATTATCAGCTTTTAGGATATATGGCTTTAACAGGTAAGCGCAAAAGCTTCTTATGTTATTGCTTAGTAAACACACCTGTACTTATGGTAGAAGACGAAGTAAGACGTGCGCATTGGAAAGAAAACCTAATAGACGAAAACGAAGAACTGCGTGATCACGTTGAAGCGCAGCACAACTTCGATAACATACCGGCAGAAAGACGAATTAAAACCTTTACAGTAGACTATAACGAAGAAGCAGTACAGGCAATCTACGACAGAGTAAAAGAATGCCGTGAATATTATAACACTTTAATAAATTAAAGCTATGGAAAACCAAATATTTGAACACTACAGAGAAATACAAAAAAGGGAAAAAGAATCTAAACAACTACTAAGTAAGCTTGGCTACGTTATAGGCGACAGGGAAACAATAAACGAAACTGTTATGCTAATAAAAAGCCGAAAGATAGATGCTTTAGATGGTGTTGATTCTATTATAAAAGAACTAAATCAAAATAAACAAGATGACAACACGAAAGAATAAGATAGTAACGCTAAGAGTAACTGAAGAAGAAAAGAAGCTTTTAGAAGAAAAAGCAAGGCGCACACGAAAGACGTTAAGCGCATACATTTTAAGTAAAACAATAAAGTAAATGAAAATTATAAAAGGCAACAATAAACAAAAAATTATTAATTGTTTAATTAATGATATGGGTTATGATTTTGAAAGTATGAGTAAAGAATTAAAGAAAAAATTAGACATAAATCAAACTAAAGAAGAATATATATTTGATGCTATTGAAAGTTTTAATTTTTTTGATGACTGGGTGCTTATTGAATATGATTATAATAATTTAATTTATGTATGTTGTATTATAGACTTTAAAAAATCAATAGGTTATGATTTTGTAGAAATGCAAACTTATAGTATAGATAATAAATATAATATAATAGAATCAATTCATCAAGATAATATAAAAAGTGTAATAATAAAAAAAGATAAATAATGGAACAGAAAGACAACAGTGGTGCAATTTTTAAGAACGACTACAAAAAAACGGAAACACAACCGGACTACAAAGGTAAGTGTATGGTCAACGGAGAAATGAAAGAGATGGCTATGTGGCTAAACGAATCTAAAGCAGGTAAGAAATACTTTAGCGTTAAGTTTTCAGAACCATACCAAGCAGAAGTAGAAGCCGGACACGATGCACCAAAGCAAGAACCGTTAAGCGACTTGCCGTTTTAAAAATAGTTAGTATATTTATCACGCATATAGTTAAATGATTAAGCACTCAGAAATGGGTGCTTTTTTTATTCACAACTTTCTGTTCAAAACTACGTCTATACACTATTAGAAAATAATCATTACATTTGTTTAAATACTAATCAATGAAATGGCTTAGTAAAGTTGCGGAACACCACGAGGACTATTTAAGAGTGGTTCGTTCTTTAGGCGAAGACTTTCTTGCTGAAGACATAGTACAGGAGATGTACATAAAGCTTTCAAAGTATTGCACCCCCGAAAAGATACTACGACAAAACGGAACAGTAAATAAAAGCTATGTCTATTTCGTGCTTAGAAATTTGTTTTTAGATTACAAGAAAGAACAGAAAAGGCATAACATAGTTAATATAGAAGACGTAAAACCTATGGGAGTAGAATACGATTACATACAAGAAACAGAAGCATACACAAGCTTAATACAAAGAATAGACTCAGAGGTTGAAACGTGGCATTGGTACGATCAGCTTATGTTTACTTTGTATCGTGAAACCGGTTGGTCAATACGCAAAATTTCTAGTGCAACACGAATAAGCACAAGCAGTATATTTCAAACGCTAAAATACTGCAAGAACGAAATACGAATAAATGTAGGTGAAGACTATGAAGATTTTATGAACGAAGACTACGAACATATTATGACAGAAAAAGACGTTAAAGCTGAGATTAAAAGACTGCAAAGCAAAATTAAAGGTGACACGCACGAAGACGAAGAAACAATGCAGCAGATACAAGAACTTGAAACAATTATAAACAAACAAAATGCAAAAGAAAACAACAAAAAAACGAACCACTAAGAAGAAGTCTGAGGGTTTAGGTGACACAATAGAAAAGATAACAGAAGCAACAGGTATAAAAAAAGTAGTTAAATGGATCGCAGGTGACGACTGCGGTTGTGACGAACGAAAAGCCAAGCTAAATAAATTGTTTAAATATACAGAACCTAAATGCCTACAGGAAGACGAACACGAATGGTTAGACGAATGGTACACAAGAAGAAGCGAAACAATGAAGCCAAGCGAACAAAGAGTAATGTTAGGAATATACAATAGAATATTCAATGCAAAGCAAACACCTACACAATGTTCAAGTTGTCTTCGTGAAATAAACAATAAAATGATGAAAATTTACGAAACTTACGACAATGCCAATACCTAAACCAAAAGCAGGAGAAAAGAAACTTGATTTTATGGCACGTTGTATGTCAGACAATACGATGGTCAACGAATACGGCACAGACCAACGGTTAGCAGTTTGCAGTACAAGTTATAAAGACAACCTACAAAAAAACGAAAAGAAAAATGGCAAAAAGAGGTAGACCAAGAAAGATAGAAACCACAGAACAAATGTACGATATGTTCAAAGCTTACAAAGTAGAACGTAAAAGCAACCCAAGAGTAAAGTATCACCTAAACCAAAGAAGCGGAGATATGGTAGGAGAACCATTAGAAGCGCCATTGACGATGGAGGGTTTCGAAGTGTTTTGTTGGAATAAATACGACTTAACAATTAGTAATTACTTTGATAAGAAAGAAGAATACAAAGATTTCTATACTGTCTGTTCGCGTATACGCAAAGAAATTCGTGAAGACCAAATAACAGGAGGTATGGTTGGACAGTACAATCCAAGCATAACACAACGTCTGAATTCACTAAAAGAACAGATAGAACAAACTAACATAGAACAACCTTTATTTCCGGATGCTGACACGAACGACTGCGATAAATAAAATACTTGCGTTAAAAAAACGAAT